AACGAGTGGTACCACCATCTTTGAAGAAGATATCCGCACCGTCTGCATCAAGTGTAATATCACCTGTTGCATCAAGTAAGTAGTTTCCAGAAGTTGTGGTGGTGAAATTTCCTGTGACCTGTTGTGTCTGTGTGCCACCAGATAAACTAAACGTGACAGCATCGGCACCATTCTTTTGCATCTTGATTGAACCAAGATTGGTGTCAAGGAAGATCTCATCTTCAACGTTTATCTTGTAATGCGCAGTCGCATTGATATCGAAGTCACCCGTAATCTCCATCGATGGAGTTGCATCTAGACTCCATTGGATACGAGTAGAACTGTCATTCTTGAAGTAGATATCACTTGACCCACCAGCATCTAATATGATATCATTGGTTGCATCTACAAAGAAATCGTTGTTAGTAGATACCTTGACATCATTACCTGCATCTAGCTGGATGTCGGTACCAGAGTTTTGATTGGTGCTGATAAGAATACGAGTAGTGGTCTCGCCCTGCAGAGCATTGCCTGTAGGATAAAGAATCTCACCCGCAGAAGCATCGAAGACACGTTCAATCTCGTTGATTGCCATGACGACATCACTGTCACCATAGGTGAGTAGGTTGTCTGGATCGCCCACATTGTAAGAGATAGTGTTTACGTTATCTCTGAAAATCTTGAACGAATCACCAAGTCTTGTAAAAGGACGTGCCATTTATAGTCTCTCTGCTATTTGGGAAAGCAAGTTCTTGATATCACCCATATCTTGTTCGAGTTTATCTACCTTGTCTTTCAGATTCTTTTCTTCTTTTGCCTGTTGCAATCTGAGTTTTTTACGCTCTCGTGCCGCTTTGATCTCTTCTTTATTTATATTCAAAATGACACCCGTATCTGTGTCACGTACCCATTCACCATCATCTTTTATAGGTTCTACTTTCATATTAGATCAGTGCAATTGCTCTCAGGTCACTAAAGGTTGGTACGTGTGCAGAACTAGTTGAACGCATCACTAACTTCAACTGAAACTTAGTGAACGGCAACAACAATCCATCAGGACCACCAATCAAGTATCGATACTCACGGAAAGTTTCTGGATTTGTATCTGCTTGTAATTCATTTTCGGGTGGTGCCAGAGTCCAAACGTTGTTCGAAATAGGATCACCATCACCTGCAAGTCTATAGTACAATTGGAAATCTGCTTGTGGTGGTCTATTTGCCGCCAACAATACCTTCAGACCATTTGCTTCTTCGCCTAGAGTAACAACTTGAGTAAGGTGTTTTGCCGACTCTGTGCCTGTACCAAATGGGTTACGCTCTCCGACATAACGGAGCGGTACGTTGAATCCATCGGTTGATGCAGAGTCTTGCTTTGAAATCAAGTTGTGCACTAGGTTCAATTTAGCACGTTGCAAGTCAATCATAGGCGACACAAAGTCACTTGTAGATTTTAGGGTGACCTGTAATGAAGCAGAACGCTTACCGTCTAGTTTACCTGCACCTGACAATTGTTCGGTACGTCGATTATAGACTGCACGTGCAGTATTGAACTTGTTGTTCTTCTTGTTCTCGATTGTAATATACTTACTGTCCTTTGTGAATCGAGTCTCATCACCTGCCAAAGATTGTTGAGTAGTTCCCTTGAAACTCATCGTCATATCCGTATTCATAGGATTGATGATGTCGATCTGTGGTCTAAGGATTTCATAGTTGATATTACGAGTAGAAGTAACAGAGTTGCCACCAAACCACTTGGTCTTGTTAGCAGTACCCCCTGCGGTATAGGTAAACCCAGCATTGTCATAGTCGATAACTGTACGCACACCGTTTACGTCAGCACCAGTCAGACCATTTCCGAATGATGTTGCTGAGTCGATACCACGTATAGTAACCTTGTCACCATCACGCAGACCGTGACCTCGCAACATCACAGAGATTGTCGAAGTGCCATCTTGTGAGTTGAGTGGGTTCTTAGACAGTGCTACTGGAGGAATATTGATGTTCTCTAGAATAGCATTACCTGCTCGTTGGAACTTAGCAACAAACAACTTGTATGCAAGGTCTGTATTGTTTGCGGGTTCTATTCCAAATCCTGCTTGTCGTCTAAAAAACTTACCTGCGGCTGGTTGCTGTGAGATAAATGTATCATTTGACCCAAGTTGCTTCTCACCAATTGTACCAACATAGACATCATAGTCCGGAGACTCTTGATGTGATTTTAGGCATATAGCATACTTGCCTTTAGAAAGAAACTGAGGGTTATCAAACTCAAAGTCTGTGCCTTGTGACAAAATTGCCTTGTTAGTAGTGCCAGTAGCGGCAGTTACCTGACTAGGTAGCAATGTCTTATGACACAGATACTTTGTTCGTGATGGTCTGCCATCCTCAAGGAGAGGACGAATCTGTAAGGTAACAGGAGCAGTGGTGGACTTCGATGCGAAGTATACCCTCACTTTAGTCAGATACAGACCGCTTGCCTCTTTGACACGGAATGTTTGTGTTACTAATTCTGCTAATGCCATTTTTAGTATATTCTCCTAATTAGTGGTGATCGGTGAAGAAATCGTCATTGATACGACCACCGGACCCACCACCGCCCGGAATTGTTGGTGCACCTACACCCGGATCTTCTGCAATAGTTTCACCCGGACCTTGATCTGCTTCTGGTATATCCGGTGGAATGAATCCTTCGAGGAACTCAGTCTCATACGTAATATCGTCTCCGACGTGTTCTTCACGTTGAGTCTGATCACCAATAATGACACCTGTAGTAGTCGAAGACTGGACATCTGTAGCAGTTTCTTCGTCGATCAATACTTCGGTCCAAGTACTGTATTCGCTTGCAACATCTACATCTACTTCAGTAGTTGCTTCGCCTACAACCTTCAGGGTTCTTACTACCGATACTTCATTTTCTACTGTTTCTAGTGCACCCGAAGCAACAAACATTGCTCGAGCATAACTTAGTGCCGCAGTCTTATCGTAAGCATTGATGTCAAACAGAGCAAACTCACGTTGTCCTGTTTGGAATCTTGCTTTACTGTTGTTTGGTACTTGGAACGAACCAGTCAATTCACCATTGGCATCTGTGGTAAGGATAGTTTTACCATCCGAGTGTTCTGCTGTCACCTGTACAGTACCATTATCATCGCCAGTGCCTTGAGCAAGTAACCATTGTCTTTGGTTCAGAGTTTTGAACGCAGTCTCACGACAGTAATCACCTACTCGTGTATTATCAAAGAACGGATAGTACTGAGTATTTGGTCGTAAACCTTCTGCCTTGAAGTGAATATCTATTGATCGCATAAATGGAATGACTGCTACATCAATTACTTTATTACCAATAATCTCACGAACGAACGACTCGCTTTCAATACTATTCACCACATTAGTTGTAGTGGTTGTAGTAGTGACCTCTGCTTCACCTTGATATGTATTCTCAGTCTCATAGGTTACTGTACGTTCACGTGTAGTCGTAGTCGTAGTCGTAGTTGGAGTACGAGTTTCTTCGGTGATAACATCATAGAGAGATGTTGTTATCTGATACACTTCATATAATATACTTGAATAGGTGACATTGATTGGACCGCCGAAGTTGGCAAAACTAATCCCTAAACCTTCTACAGGCGTAGTATATCCATTATGTGAATAGTAGTTACCATCCCATAGACTATAACCCAACTCATATGACTGACCTACCCAAGTGTCATACTCATCAAACTCAATCACATCAAACAGTTCACGAGAAACTTCTTCTCGACGTTCACGAGACACTTCATATGTTTCGGTCTCACCTTCGATAGTGTCTACTACGTGATCAATCTCTACCCACTCACCATAGCTAGTAGTGGTTTCACTACCAATAAGAACAGGATCAAGTGCTTCATGCGATACATGAGATTCTGACATAGAACCTTGGGATAAAACACCGCCTACCTCAAGCGTGTTGGGATCAATACCATACCACTGTTGTTCTGAGTTGTTGAAGTTGACATAGTGTTCAAGATCTAACTTAGTCTCCTTGTTAACAACTCTCTCGCCTACGATATCAGTCTCATACCAATCGTCTGTCTCAGGCGATAGCGTGATTAGACCAACTGTTTGTGGTTCTGGGTCTGGGTCCGGATCTGGTTCTGGTGCTGGTTCGGGTTCGGGTTCCGGTGCTGGTTCGGGTTCGGGTTCCGGTTCTGCAGGATAGAACCCAATAAGATTTTCTGTACCTGACATCATATCTTGAGCATCATAAGGCACAGGTGTGTAGTCCAACATAACAAAGTCGTTTATGACAGTTGTGTTTAGTTGGTCTGTGTTTGCAGAATCGTAATACAAATCTACAACATCTTCTACGAATGTTGGACGCAGAATGTTATTGCCTTTATCGATAGAGGCACGATAGTCTTTTGCCTTGGTATCAGAGAACGCATGGTTCTTGAAGTTGTCTGCAAAGAAACCAATCTTAGTACGGTCATTACCGTCCGAGTCCAAGACCTTCATGATCTTGGTGTTTAGTTCGAGGAGCGATAGAGTTACACCGTACTCAAGACGATCAATCTTCTTCTCTAGTTTACCAATGTCATCCATCGTATATCCCTTACGACGGATAATATGAGATGTCATATCCTTAGAGTGTAAGGTGTTAGGCATCAGGGTAATGTTGTAGAGACTCATCGCATCGTCTGGAATCTCAGGATACTTGGGCACTCTCTCTGGACTACCGCTCTTGAGTTCTAGTCTACCATCTTTAGTAATGTACAATACATCTCTACGTGGCAGATAGTATTCTGCCTTAGCACTAATCGATTCGGTTGGTGCGGGAAGTAGAGGAACTGTAGTGAATGATCCACTACCGTCAGTAGATGGACGCAAGTCAATAATATCTCTTAGCGAGACCTTGTTGCCATCTGCTTTAGTGTATGCTGGAATATTGCTATAGTTTTTCAGATCGGTATTTCCCAAACCTGAATATGAGTTCACAGCATAGAATTGTCCGTTAGCAGAAGGAGCAAAGTACTTGAAGCGTACAAATACGTCAGAGTCCATCGATGAATCTAGACCACCACCTGTGTGGATTAGTCTACCATCACCGTAGTGTGATGCACGTTGACCTGCATCGAACAAGAAGTTTGGATAGATGTCCTCACCATCCGAATCACCTACACGGATACGAGAGAGTGAGTAGATATCAGATTTACCTAAGTCAATATATCTTACACCTTTTCCATCTGAATCCATTGTAGCAGTGATTGTCGTTTCTGTCAACTCTTTTGTGCGAACTTCTGAATTAGTCTTCTTGACAAAAGAGATAATTTCATATGACTCGCCATTAGTCAAACCTGACAATACAAGATCTTTATTGTTTGACTGGATTGCCGCCGATGCTGAATCAGGAGCAAACTGTGTACTGTCAGAAATGAAAGTATCGCTTGCTCGCTGGAAAGTCTCACCTGCATCTGTCAAAGTGATTGTGTGTGTCGTACCACTTGCTGTGAAGTCATACTTCTTCATGAAGGTCATTGATGCTTCGGTGAATGCCTTCGGTCTACGACGGGGCGTATCAAAGATCAATGCGCCTTTCTTGGGTCTGTGAAGAATTGCCGCATTAGTCTTGTTTTGATAATTAGCAAGAGTAAGGTTGATCAAGTGCCCGTTTGTGTTAGACTTGATTGACTTCACATCTTGCAATGTGTGACTGAAGTTATTACGGAAAATATTGAACAGGTGTGCTTTATACTTTGGTGCTCTCTGATAGTTATATGCAGTACCCTTATCACCGATTACTAATTTGCTTGTTTGTCCTTCGGTGATTGCACGAATGTTCGCAGTACCGATAGCACTGTCTGCTCCATCTGCACCTGCATACAAAGTAACTGCTTCACACGTATTGATATCCAACATACCAACACCACTATCAAAGTAATAGTAGTTGCCGTAATCGATTGAAATTTCTTCTTTAGGTTCGTTGTCACCAATAATTTCGGTAGTCTGAGCACGTTTGATCGGAATCTGTAATGTAGAAGAGGTCGCAACACGTCTACCACGTAGGTATGCGGTACCCGGATCTACCTTCAGCATCAAATGAGTTTGACTATTACCGTTAGGAGTTACACGTAGTTTCCAATACTTCTTGATGAAGTCGCCATGGATCTCATAGAGTCGCTTACTAACAAATGATCGTACTGAGTTGAAACCATCATCTGCCGAAACCTTATCAACTAATCGACCTGATTGGAGACGACCATAGTATACAAATGTATCACCTTCTTTTACTCTACGTTGTCTTGTCAGTACAAGACGGAGACGATAACGATCAGCACCGGGAGAAGCACGGTTAGGTGTAGCATTAGTGTTGTCATATAACTTATCAGTATCAGATACCGTGATGATATCCTGCTTCACCTTGAAACCGATATTGTCAGATACGTTCTTCTTATATTTGTTAAGGAAATGAAACTGAGGACGTACATACACAAAATGTCCGTTTACATAGAACTCACTCTTACCTACCGATACACCACTACCTAAACCAATTGCCCTGTTAGCATTGGTGTTTGTGGTTTGAACGGTCATATTGATATTCGAACCGTTACTGAGCACCTCGCCCGGTTCAATTTTTCTTGCCTTTCTTAGATTGTTAGTTACGGTGCCTGTGTTAGGATCGTCTAAGTAAGTGACATATAAAGTATGTGGATGATTCGTAGTTGCTTTTACTGCACGATTGATTCGCACTTTGATGTTGTTGGTGGCACCTGTTAGTATTACACCTTTGAGTGTTTTGACATCATCGAATGCATTGTTGGTATCGACAGCAATCTTAATGAAGTTCATGTTATTGTGAACTTGAATACCACCTGTCTTCAGAGCAACACCATCTTTCTGATAGATGTTGTTTGCAAACTTTTTCATCTGCTCCTGAATAATGGTCTGCATCTGCGTAAGTTCACGAGCTTGCAGGGCACGACCCGGATTAAACAGGATCCGTGAATAGTTATCGCTATCTCGCCAATCGTCTTTGTAGTCCGATGCGAATGTGGTATCTCTATACGTCTTTGGCATTTTTTATTCCTAGATAGTAATTACTATTTTCAAGTCTTCTTGTTGGTCTGCCGAACGGTTTACTGCCGAGCGATTATCAATATATAGGAGTTCACCTGTATATGGGTTTATATCAGCACTATCAGTTGATGTAATAGAACCGCTAATACCTGTGTTTCCAACTACCTGTATTTCTTCTCCAACTTGAAATGCTTTAAATCCAGTATCTTCTGTCTGGTGGTACCAAACAGTAGAAGAATCGTTAGTGTTATCGATGACTGCCTTAGCACCCGAAGTCTGACCTTCGATCTGTGATCGCTGTACGGTTGCACGAACGAATCCATCACCGTCTGTAATCAATCGACGTAGAGCACGTCCGCTTGTTGAAGTGAACAATGTACCATCTGCACTATCGATACGAGGATTACGAAGCAACAATACCTGACGGAAGATTGCATCACCAAGGATGAATCCTTCTTCATCACCGTCTGGCTTAGTGTTCAACATCACACCATTTGATTTCAGGTCAATAACAGGATTCGAACCAACACCGTTGGGGTTAGTTGCAATGATAGGACGAACTTCACATGAGTCACCACCACCACCTGTGATGATAACCTGAGCATAATCATAGTTCTGACCGAAGTAAGATGAACCGGAGTTGCCTGAAGAGTCTGCCTTTACCTTCACATCAACAATCGCATCACCTGCACGGACAGCATATGCTTGTGCATTTTGACCATTACCTACGATTGACACCGTTGGGTTAGAAGTGTATCCTGTACCACCATTGGTCACTTTGTATCCTACAATCTGACCCTTGACTGCCGCATTTTGTACTGCTTCTTGCTGTGTATCTTCGGCAGGTGAATCTGAGTCAGTAGACGCAACATAGCGAACCGGAATGAACGCAGAGGAGATGAACTTGTCAGCACGTAGTGCACCGATAGAGTAAAGGAACTTCCACGTGTAACCATCCGATGTACGGAAAGGTGTGCCAGTTGTGTTACCTGTAGGTTCTACTGTAGACAACTGAGCAGATCCATCCTGCTTCTTACCTTGCTCTAATACAATGTAAACCTCGTTGTTCGAGTTGATTACATAGAATGGGTTCTCAGGAAAACCTACATCATTATCGTCATAAGGAGAGTAGATAAGGTTTGCTACCCAAGTACGACGTGGAATAACATACGACAAATCTTGAATCAACTTGATTGATTGCATAGAGTGTCGAGCACGTCGAGCACTTAGTGCGTCATTGGTAGGTACAGTAGCAACGTCAGAATCATTCCAGTCATCTGCTCTACCAATTGCGGCATAATATCGAACGTTATCCGAATCGGCAAAATCGTCGAGGATATCGTCAAGAACTTGTTTTTTGAACTGATCGGTAATTACTGGCATTTATCTAATCCTAACTTAATATACTTGTGCCTATGGTGCTGATAACAACCCACTGGTTTTCGAACCAAAGCAACGTTGCCGCTTCATTCTGGTCTAGTGTGATCGTGGAGTATCCAGCAATATTGCCGCTTGTGGCATTGATTGTTTGAGTTTGAGAACCTGTATTAACCAAGTACTTGATCTCACCATTCTCACTACTACTACCATCTGCGAGTGTATGAGTTGCCGTAGATGCGTTGGTGAATACAGTTACAGGAGAACCTCCATCGACTGTTCCTGCCGAACCCAATCCTTGAGTCTTCATTCGCAAACGAGAGTTAATGCGTACCGCACCATTACCTGTACCACGAATCTCTATTGAAGAGTTTGCTTCACCTGCCGCTTGCAGTGTGATAGGTTCACCAGTTGTAGAGTTAGCAATGCGAAGGAAGTTCACCGCACTAGCAGAGTCTTGGAACTGAATCAACTCGTTACCCGCACTGTCAAAAATAAAGGCACCTATCTGAGGATTGTTTATCTGAGGTGCTTGTAGCGTCTTGTTAGTCAACGTCTGAGTGTGATCGTTGAATGTGATCCCATCATCACCTGTAAGTAAAGGTAATGTGATTGTACGGTCTGCCGCTAGTTCACTAACAGCAAATACATACTGGTGATCAGCACTTGTATCATTAATCTGTGGCGTGGTAAGTACCGGACTAGTCAGCGTTTTGTTTTCAAGAGTCTGGGTTGCAGAATCCATCACCAACGAACCAGAATAGTTAGGTATAGTGACAGCACGATCTGCGGTTGGGTTTACAACTGACAAACGTGTCTCGAAGGCATCGGCAGTGGTGCCCTCAAAGATAATACCCGAAGAGTCAAAGTCAATGAGAGGCATCAATACATTGCCGTCACCAAGTTTATTGTAAATCTCTTGGAAGTTCTGCTCAATCTTCAACGATGCAGTACGGAGTGTATCACCCGTACCGTCGTTTGCGATTGTTCCTCTGTTTAGTACCTGTCTAGTCATTGTACCTACCTAAAAATTCTATGTCTTTATTTATACTAGAAATTACCATCAAGTATCTCACGTAGCGTAATTTCTGAGTCAGAATCACCCACTGCAAGGAGAGATCCATCACTGTCTAGTAGTGAAGAGTGATCGGAATCGATACGATTGATAGCAGGGTTCCAAGTGAATACGTCTTGGTCGATAGTCTCTGTAGAAGAGATATCGAATCCTGCATATGTTGTTGTTCCATCCGAATCGTCGTCCAACGTTGGTGAATCTGGTGTGAGGTATTCTGCAACACTTGAGTACAGTCGATCCACTTGATCGATAGTAAGATCCGCAACATCTTGTATATCATTACCTCCCGGATTGGGATAATCGGTTGGACTGCCCATATTTGCTCTGAACTTGATGACATCACCATTTGGATCGGTTGGGTTATTGATGTTAAACAATGCTGTGTGCTGTGCAAATGCCGCCTCTTGGAAATCACCGATACCTTCTATAACCACTGGTGGCTTAATTGCTTTACCCGGATCATACTGCAATTGATCAAGCGATGCTTCGCCTACAATCTGAGTTAGACCACCAAGGTACATACCTGCAGGATGCACCAACAATTTATAGGCATCACGCCACTGCGACACCGATAATTCAGAACGAATCTGAATTGCATATGTCTGATATAGTTTATTATCTGTTAGGTATCGAGCACTCTCTGCTCCTACCTTCGACCCTTCTCCGCTAGAATCTTGTAATGTAAATATGTATTGCTTTGTATAAACTACATCTGGTTCGATACTGAAGAACGTCTTGAAGAACTGACGAATAGAATACCGTGTACCTTTTGACCGATACAGGTAGTTAGAATATTTGATTGCTGTACGCTTATCATCGAATCCCTGAAAGTAGTTCTGCCCTAAGAGGAACTCATCCTCAAAAAACTTCAATAGGTCTAGATCTGTCTGAGTAACATCACGTAATTCAAACATGTCTTGAAGGAATCGTGTGACCGAACCCTCACGATCTTCGAACTCGAAGTACTTCTTCAAGAACGTGACAAACTTAGGATATTCCTGTTGGATATAATCAGGCAACACACTTTCAACCTGATACTCCTTTAGGTTTATATCACGTCTAGTAGTGTCTTCTAGTGTTTTATCGAAGTTTGCTATTGACATTAGTTACTCGCAGACGTTGAGATGCCTCTGGCAGATAATCGTGTCGGATCAATCGCAAGAATATATTCTCTTTGAGGTACAATAGCACTTTGATTGGCAGGAAGCACAGAAATTTTAATCGTCTCTGCCTCATCTGTTTTTAAAGAACTGATTGAAACGGTGCCTGCACCTGAATTGTACGAACCAATATTATTACCATTTGCAACAGGGAGACCTGTTGCATTACTAATAATCTGAAGAATGTTTGACTTCAGTTTATTTTTCAGTGAACAAGACTCTCCACCAAAACTAAACGAACTACTTGTCACAATATGAATCACATCGTCCGGACTAGCAATCGATACAGGGAAGGAAAAATCTTTCTTATTGTCTTGACCTGCAGTAGTAGTGTATCGTTGTTGCATTTTGATTTCGGCACGAGATGATAGGATCGCATTACTGGTATCATCAACATCTGCCAAGAGTTGTGATCGCCTAAATGCCTGACCAAATTTACCCGTATTAGCAGAAAAGTAGTTGGTCATTTCTGTACGTACTCTTTCCTGTAATGTATTGATTGACAGATTGGTGTAATCTGGGTTATACTGGAAGAAGAGATTCGTCTCAATGAACGTCTTGATTGGATCAGTAAACTTCAAATCAAAAGAAGCAATTGATAGTTGATCCACCAGAGTACGAATGTTATCTTTGGTTGTGTTAATTAGTGAAGTGCTTACATCATCATTAAACACCACTGACAAGAAAGTGACACCAAACTCTGGAGAGAGGTTGTCTTCTCCACCCCAAGCAATGATGTCTTTAATCAGATGACCGTATTCTCGCTGAACTAAGTTAGCATAATCAACGTGGGTCACCATTCGATTCTGTGTAGCATATCGGAAAGGTGCATTACGTCGAATACTATCAAGTCGTTCTTTCTCTTGCCCACCAGTCGATCTACTAATTGTTGAAACCACAGGCAAACGCAAAAGACCTGTACCGCTTGAAGGTTCCGTCACTTCTACGGTATTGACTGGTTCGAATACTCGTGCACCATTTGCCGCTGGACCTGAGACTGACAGATACTCGACAGTGATCTTAGACCCTGCTTTTGGTACCGCACCAAGCGTTGATCCATTACCGAACGTCAATTCGAAGTATCCGTTAGGTGCTTCTTTGAGAATGTATGCTGGAGTGGTTGCAGTAATATTGGTTGCAGTCTCTAGATTCACATATGTGGTAAAGTCCGAAGACGTAGCACTCTCAAATATTTTTACTACTGCGGTCTTGCGATCTAAGTTTTTATCTGGTATAATATACAGAACGTCTTCAGTATCTTCTCCAGCAAAAAATGTTTTAGTCTTTGCAATACCTTCATAGACTGGGATATTAGTATCACCTTCTAGTGTCTGGAACTGAAAGAAATTATTGCCATCATTAAGTGCTTCAATCAACTGTTGTGTTTGAAACGTATAAGACCCATCATCTACCGATGCGGTAAACTTATATCCAGATGAAATCTGTAGTTTCTCTGGCACATCATCTTGATCAATACCAATATTGAATGAAAGATTTATAGTACCTTGTGATGCAGTACGTGATTGAGGAATATAACCTAATGTTTCTGCGTGAGATACAACCGAACTTCTTAACTGAGAAGTGTTTAAAAACGATTCATTGATTGCCATGTTAGCAGTCAATGCATTCAGATGAGTATTGTATGCCAGAACATCTAATAGGTTAGACAGACCCGATGCTTCGAAGTCATAGTCTGCAAACTCTGACTGTTGCTCAAGGTACGTCTTGAGGTTATTCTTAATCGCATTGAAATCTAATGCAGATGAGTTGATAGTTGTTGCCATTATCGTAACCTATTCAGTCTTGTTGTAAACTCTGTTGTCTCATTAGAGTTTCGAATGTTGAACACTATTTTTATGTTTAGCGAGTTGTTGTCTGGGTCTGCGTCTACACTAATACGAAGGGTTTCTGGATTTACTCGTGGTTCAAATGCTCGTATATTATTTTCAATTGCAATCAGCAATTCACCTTCGGTTTCAGCATCCGCAAGTTCAAACAAATACTGCTGAAGGTTTGCACCATAGTAAGGAGAAAATGGTTTTTCGGTTCGGTTAGTCATTATAAGATTCTTCAACGATTGCTTAACCGCAGCCGCACTAGTCTTCTTGAATACATCACCCGACCCTTTCTTGGCAAAAGACATATCCACGTCAATGTACTCACGGTTTTTCGTTGCCGAAACCGTTGCCTGTTTGCCTAGATTAGCGTCTTCTATCGAAAATGCACGAGATGCCATTCTTTCTTCCTAGAGTTATACTACTTCTATTTATACTACTTTTCGAGAACTTCTAGTAGTTCATTTTTACTGAGCAACTGACCATTGAATCGAGTCTCAATCTGTTTTCCAAACGACACGTCAAATGATTCTGGCACTTCGGGCATAAGCACCGCAACCTGACCATTCAGTTTTCCACTAGGATCCCATTGATCATACTCTAGCATAATCTTGTCATACTGTGTGTAGTCTTTCCAATACTCTGCTAGATCAAAGGTACGTTCGAAGTCTATCTCACCTTTCTCATCTATGCATCGATATACAATCAATTTACCGTCTTGCTTATCCTTGTTCTCTCCTGCGACTGTTTCGGTAGGACCACCACGATACACACCTTCGACTACAACAAGTCGTATGTCCTTAAAGAAGTCTACGTTGCCGTTGATCGAACGAAACATTTCTGCGTGTAGATATAGATTACGTGCCAACTGCTTACGTGCGTCCTGATCGTCCTTATACTTGTCAATAGTAGACAGACTGCAAGGATCGCCTTTGGTGCCAAGAAATTTAGAGATAGAGACACCCGGTGCCAGCTTAGTGCCGCTATTGACCTCATCCACAAAGTTAGGGTTGAAGTTCTGGTCTGGTACAATAATCATTTGAATCTCTTACCTCTGTTATTCACGGAGTTGCCCAATGCATTATATCCAAAGCGTGGAGACGTTGTATTCTTTGCTACTCGACCAACCTGTGGTGGATTCGGTGCTTGCCACTTTGCATTAAGAAGACCCTTCTGTACTAAGTCTTGTGCTACCAAGGATTGATTCGCAGGATCACGTAGACTTGAGCGAATCTCATCTATCGTTGGATTGATCTCATACAATCCTTTGTAGTCATCTCGCAATAAGATAGAATCACGCAGTTTATCTTTAGGATCGATAGCAATTGCTCGAATAGCATGGAAACCGTCTGATAGAATACCTGCAACCGCATCTGTCTTTGGTACAGGTTTTTCTGGAGTTGGACTCTCCATATTCTTAGGTACTTCTGGTGCACCACCGCTTGGTTGTCCGGGCGATTCTACCGATGCTTTTTCGGCAGTCTTGGCATTCTCTGCCTTTCTTGCAAATCCTGACTTGATTGCTTCAAGTGCCTGACCATGGAATGAACCATAGAATGCGGCACCTGAAGTAAATGGTGTTGCACCCTTCGGACCCATATAGACAGGTCCGGTGAACTCGACTGCCTCACCACCAATCGCACCTTTCATACCTAAGACAGAGATCTCTGTTGCCTGAATATTTGCATTCAGAGAGGACATAGAGATATTCTCTTCGGCAGATACTTGGAATCGATTGGCAGTAAATATCTCTACCAGAGACCCAACGTTGTTCTTCCAATATCCCTTGACAATGTGATCTTCGTTGCCTAATACAAGACGTGCTTCGTGTTCGACGGTCTTGTAAGTGGCAGTTCCCTTTGTGGTATATTTGGTATTGAGACCTACCTCAGTCTCTTTGTTCTTACGCACCTTAGTATTCTGGTTGCCTTGAACATTGACATTGTAGTCTCCTCCCACATTGACATTATAGTCGCCTGTGACTTCCAAGTCAAGGTTTCCGTTGTATACAAGTTTGCCGTTGCCTTCAATGATGACTGTCTGATCACCACCTGTGACTTCGACCTTGTTCTTGAGTGCAGAGATGACCACTGACCCATCCGCACGTACCTCAACACCCGCACCCTTACGATGCTTGATGAGAATACGTTCACCACCCGGTGTGTCATCATACGAGATGATATGACCCGACGATGTTTCCTTGACTTGGTTGAACGGGAAGCGTGAGGGTTCTTGGTCTTCGAGGTTCAGGTCTGTGCCAATAGAACCACCACCAAGGTAAAGGTTCTCTACCTTGAGACCACGAGCAGAACGGTTGATCGACGAACCATAGTGATACTCTCGCTTGGGGTATTCACCAGTCGGATCTTGGAAACCATCAATAGGTACCCCTTCAGTATTCTCGACCGAAGGGTTAGTACCTAGTCTATCTCTTTTCGTTTGTGTTGTCATATTGGTTTCTTACTCACTAGTTCTTTACGACTCAATGATGGTTCAGTGAATAGATCGTTATATACGGTCTTCTTGCCAAACTTGTTCTCAACAAAAGATACCACATCAAAGTATGGATCTTCGTGAAGGAGACTCAAATTATTGTGTCCAATTACTTGACCTCCTGATACAATATGGTAGAATCCTTCCATCACTGCCTCAAGTGTTTTCATCTGTGCCTGAGTGAATGACTGTGAGGACAGATTCTCTAGTGGATTGTCTTCGTCAGTAGGAACGTTCACCCCTCCGACCAGACACACATCGATACAGTTCAAGGCATGTCCTCGAATATTAGATGCATCACTTATCTGATCGAGTGGCATACCACGTTGCAGTCTACCGTCACGACGGATAACTAGATGGTACTGTATCCCTTTCTCGTGTCCTGCATCTTTGTGTCGTAGATGAATCTCTTCGGACCCAATGTTCGAGTTGGTGTATGTCTCTGTAGCATGAACTACGATCTCTGACACCTCACGTGTCATACGATATAATTCTAGTTCTAGTTCTTCCTTTGAGTCAATGAACTCAAAGTTCTTTGTATCCGCACCAACATATCTCTTGATAAGTTCTGCTAGGTCAGTATCTTCTGTATAGAATGTACCAACCTCTGATACAATCTGTCCTGCAATAGTAGTCTCTACTTTAGTCAAAGCAGAGTCGATACCCTTTGCCGTTTCTGAGAACTTAGCAATCTGTGCTTCTGTCGCACCCTTTGCCCTTGCCTTTGCCTCTACTTTCTGCTGAAACTCTTGAGGCGAACTTGCTTCGGTTTCTTGTATTGCTTGTTTGACTTTTGGATCAAGAGAGTCATCTAACAATGCAAGACGCTTTGTTGCATTAGTAAGATTAATATCCCCACCTGCTACTACATCATCCATTACAGACGATATAACATCTGCACCTATCGCAATAGAAGAAGGAAATAT